CTTTTCTATTATGTTGATAAAACAATAATGCAAACGTAACCCTGTTAACAACGGTCTATGTATGAGAGAAGGAAAACTATAAGACATCTTCAAAATTAAACTCGTTTTGTGCTGAGTTTAAACGTACAGTTGAATTTGAAGTTAGTAGGCTAATTCTAGAAACATGAGGAGCTACGATTAGATTTTGACCAAGAGTAAATTTAAACATTCAAAGATTTGATATACCATCAATCTTTGATGTGAAAACCATGGATTTATTATCTGTTTGAAGTGATAACTTCTTCAAATTCCTAAATGATTTTTCTAACACTCTTCTATCTCCAAAAATAGTTGAAGTGTCTGGTGAATAATCAGCTCTTTTATCAAAAGAGAATGTTAAGATCTCAGCAGATGGAGATGTCAATAACTTATCAATATCCAATCTAGATGAATTGAACAGACTTATAAAATCTATAAGTTTTGTACCAACCTGTTTAACTACATCTTGAATTGGATGGATTAATTCCTGACCCACTAATTTCCTTGCATTTTTATTTACAAGAACAGATAAAGATAAGAAATTCCCATGTAATGAAGTACGATCTGTTAAAGGAGAAGTCTTCTCTTCAATATCTAGTATTTTATACAAATCTGCGGCTCTTTTAATTGCAGTGTCTATCTTTGACATAGACTCTGTTAAAAGAACAAAATAATACATATTTGTTACGTCTTTGAATGTGAAACCGTATTTTTCTTTTACGGCTGCCTCTGAGAATTTCTCAGGAGAAGAAGGAAGTAACGGAGCTTTTATTCCTGAAATAGCCTGAGGTAAAGAGTTGAATAACATTAATCTCTGTAAATCCAATTTACCTAAGATTATTGAAAAGAAAATCCATATATCCTGCCCTTTAAATAAATTTCTTTTTTGTAAGATATCCCATAAACCTGTAGCTGTAGAAGGAAATTCTACACAAGTTAAGATTGCTTTTAAAGGTAAAGGAGTAAGCTCTTCACCTTCAAAAGCCAGTCTGGAACAAAATTCAGCAGCACCCTTCTGACCAATACCAGAAGGAATAACCGATTTATTTATAGAAATTTCCATCCCCATATCTTTCATTATTCTTAAATAATTCTTTGCAACTTCCTCACCACATAAAACAATATCATCGCCAAGAATTACATAATCGGAGTAATTAGAGATTCCGGCTAAAGAAGCAGCTTCTTGAACAATAACATGATGACAAAGAGCCATAGAAACGAAAGAAGAAAGGAAACCCATTGGCTGACCAACAGCATAACGAACTTTATGCCCAGTCTCA